GACATCCATAGCATTGGAAGATACTCTCTTGTCAAGCTCGTCAACTGGGACCGTAAAGGAACCACATTTATTTTTAAAATAAACGGGGTTGCCACGAGTACGGAGATCAGTGAAAACGTGCTTGTTAGATAGGATACGCGCCTCACCGTCGATAAAACAGTAAGTCGCGTTCGCGACGAAGTTGGGGGAACTCGGGGTGACAGAATTAACATCACCGCCAGAGTAGATGGCAAAAATATAACTAGGAAAAGCATCCGGATTGGCAGGTAAACATATCGTGTTGACGAGGGCTGCCTCCTTTTTGACCTTCCTTGGTTTCTTAGAACCTCTCTTCCTACCAGGCGAACGCTTGGGTAATGGGGGCTTGGCCGCTGGTTCGGCAGGGGTTGCGGGAGGAAGCTCCTTAATGGGAGCGGGTCCTGCAAGCGCCTGAACGGCGTCCTTGATCATTTTCTGGATGGCAGCGTTCATGGCCGGATCGATCAATGTGGAGGGTTGGGCACCTTCCTTTTTAGGGATGGGAGGCTCGACCTTAACACTGGTAGTCGCGGTCACGTCGGCTTGATCCAACAAGTCGTTCACGGGAGGAGGGAGAACTGAAAAACGGGTTTTCGTAGGGGGAGATACGACGATGGGTACGTCGATAATAGCGATATGGGGGGATGGTATAGGTACATCATCCGAACGGATTTTTGGTCCTTCTTTATCTGGGGGAGGCTGTGGAGCAGCCTCACTCTGGATTGTGGGGAGATCTTGTTTACAGACAGGACAACACTTTGGCTTGGGGGGAAGCGGGGGTGGGGCTGCTCTAGGGGCAGAGAAACCAAGCTCTCTACGAGTAGATTCGCGCTTCACGGAGCGTGACTGAACTAATAACCAGCTAAGGTGGCGTAAAAGATACAAGTTGTCTACAGAGACGGTCTGACGGACGCGAACGTCGTCAATCGCCTGAGGTGACACCGGAATACTTGAGTGAGGGTCGAGGGGCACACCGACGAGGTCTGCGGGAACAGACCACATTGACGCGCCCGACGAAGAACGAACCACGATTATGGGAGAATCAAACTCAACCAATGAGGATTCCTGGGTAATGCCATAGAACTCGTTGGGATCGTAAGGGGTTTCGTCGTCATAATCGAAGTCCTCCCAGTTGGGACCCTTGCGGGCGTAGCTGAGAGGCTCTTCGTATACGGAATCACGAGTGGGATAATCGAAATCATCGTAGCCAGAATTATCAAAGGCGAAATCATAAGCCATATCGAAACTATCAATGTCACCAAAGCCCATGGCTTTAAGGTAACCATTGATAGAAGCAGTATGCTCTGGGTCGTTCTTTGCTAAATCAACAAGGTCCTTAGCATACTCCCAAAGTTCAGTACGATTGCGGGCACGAAACTTGGGGACCCAAACTTTAGAGCGCTTATTGCGACCTTCGGGGATGATATTATTAGTATCAAGAGCGAAGACGCAAAAAGCGACAATGTCAGGGTCTAAGTATGCAAGAGAAC